GGGTCTGGTATCTATCACGTCCACAGTCACTATATTGTAAGCGGTTCCTCAGCTGTTGTGGTTGATTTGCCAAGCCTTGAGAACGGTGATTCCATGTGGTTTAAACGTCACCCAAGCATGACAAACAATGTTACAATCCGGCCTAGTGGGTCTACCAACTTGATTGATGGTATTAATGATCCGGTAGTGTTGGAAACGGCGGGTGCTTCTATGCAGCTAGTTGGTTCGGGTTCCCTGAACTGGTACATCTACTAAGATTGTGTTGAAGGCTTAATAGTCGAGTATAAAAACTTTAAGGGTGCACCCTTTTTGTATCTGAGGCTCTATTTAAGACATGGCATATAAATTTAGAAAAGGAGATGCAGAATTATCAGGTGCGATGACCACCGATGATATTGCCTATTTCTATGACACGGACACCAAAATTGATTGGGACAACGATTATATAAGTCTTCAGACGGACGGTAATGACGTTTTGGTGGTTAGCGGCTCCCGCGTCGGCATTGGCACATCATCACCGGATCATACTTTAACGATATCTGGTTCTGTCTCAGCCTCGTCAGACATGTCTGCCTCAGCTTTCTATGGCATGGCACTTTCTGCATCGGGAGATGCTTATATCGGCAACAACCTGTTCGTTTACAACAATTCAGTACAGCTCTGGGGTGGTCTGGATCTCAACAGCGCAGGTATTACTGCTACCGGACCGATTGCTGACGCCACAACGGTGTCCGGCTCCGGTCCCGCATATTTTGGGAGTATACAAACCTCCGGAAGCGTAACATTAGATGGGGGAGTTTTATCTTCATCCGCCAATGTCTCTGCCTCGGCTTTCTACGGCGATGGTTCTATGTTGCAAGGCGTGACCGGTTCTGGCGGTGGAGCCTCCCCCGGAGGCGACGACACTCAAGTTCAGTTTAACAGCAGTGACTCTTTTGATGGGGATTCCAAATTTACATGGAACGACGGACTTGAGGAACTAGCAGTGTCGAGCATTTCTAGTTCCACATACATTAGCGCGTCAACAGTTGATATATATACCGCCATTCATTTTTCACAGTCCGCCACGCAGACATCTGACTTTAATGTTGCCAGCCCGGGGATTCCCTGCTATAGAGTTGATACAAGTTCTGCGGTTGTAACTGCCTCTTTGCCGGCATTAGCTGTTGGTATGGAAGGGAGGTGGGTCAACATTAAAGATATTGGACTTAGCGCATCAACCAACAATGTGGTGGTAAAACCAAATGGTAGCGATACAATTGACGGGGCCACCAGTTTAAAGATTCAAGCCAACGGGGGATCTGTGGGACTACAGGCAGATCCAGACTCGACCGAGTGGTATATCGTTTTTACGAATTAGGAAAAGAATATGGGATTAGTATTAGAAAGTGACACATGGAAACTCCAGTCAGACGCAGACTGGTACGTGGAGTACACCGTTGACTTCACCACGCAGAGTTCTGCTGCGATCGCTCACAACGAGACGTTTAGTCTTGGAGCACAGACCGGCGATGGGTCAGCCGCGACATGGACCGCTGAGGAGGATGACACGGGAGATACCGACGACGCTATCGGCACGCTTGAGTGGGTCGCCGGCTCAGGGCTCAAGGTCACTCCAGCAACTGGCACCAACACATGGAACCAGGGACTAGACTCCCCCTGCCTCACGGTAGCCCTGTCAGACTGTATCCCAAACCTGACGAGCCAAGACGTCATCTGTGTCCAAGCTTTTACTGCAGAGCCAGTCACTCTCGCTGCCAATCACGATGGGTATGGTATTGTCTTGTATGACCCCGCGGCAGACCTTGCGTCGGTCAGCAAGTGGATCTATTATCGGAACTATTATACCAACGGCGCGCGGTATTGGCAGGTCAGCGGGAATCCAATGAATGCCGCCGGGACAAATGACGCGGGTGGTGTCGCGACAGTTCCAAGAAGTTTCGAGATCGTCGCCTATCTCACTGGAGGAAGTGCGATCTGCGCTCATTCAACATCGACAGACACCAGCGCCGTTCCGCTGAACACAATCTCGACAGACCGAGCATGGGTCGAGGCTGCCGACAACCCCCTGAGCTCCTGGGGGACATTCTCTGAGCCGACCATGGCCATCGACCCGGACGACTGGAGACTGGCTCTCATGAGCTTTAAGGTGGCCTCCGGGACAAGCTTCTATAATTACTTTTCGTCCGTTAGGATCCTTCGCCTTGGTGGACTCGGCGGTGGAGCCGATTAATTTCAACGACCCTAAATCACAACTATTAGTCATTTCCCTATCTTACGAACTATTTATTTCTGATAAGTCATCAGATCTGGAGTTAATTTTATGTCTTCATTATTAGAAGAAGCAATCGTAGATGCTAAAGCCCTTAAGGAAGCAGCACTTAAAAATGCTGAAAATACCGTATTAGAGAAATATTCGGGTGAAGTAAGACGCGCCATCGACACTCTCTTAGAGCAGGATGACCTGGGACTAGGTCTAGAAGAGGACGCTGCCACCGAAGGCGCCGACGCTGATTTGATGGAGTTTGCCAAAGATGTTCCATACGGACATCAAGACGAGGCACTAGATGCCCCGGCCCAGGACGAGATTATTGAGATTGACTTTAATGAGCTTAAGACGCGTCTTGAAGAAGAAGACGAAGTTGTGGGGCCTGACGACTTGATCGATGCGACTGCCTTGGCAGACGACATTGCTCTGGAAGAGAGCGGCGCGGAAGAAGTCGACCCTTCCGATCCCGTCGCCTCCGAAGAAGGAAACGAGGCTGAGTTGGCTGCCGGGGCACGGGAGAACGAAGACGATTCCGGACCCGGACCCTCGACAATGTCCGAAGAACAAGACGATGACCTTAATCTTACCGAAGAGATGATCAGTGATCTTATTGAAGAACTGGTGTCCGAGAAAATCACCTTTGATGGTACTCCACGTCCGCAAGGCTGGTCGTCCCTTAACTCCGCCGACAATAGTGTTGAGCAAGCAAACAACGACGCCATGGCAGCGGCCCAAGCTGCCCTCCTCGACGAAGAGGAAGAAGAACTAGAAGAGGAGTCCACGGCACCTGATGTGATATCGGACGTGACACTCTATGAGACTAAGATCTCAAAACTTACAGAATCAACAAAAGAGTTACATTCTCTTTTGACTGAAGCCAAGAATCAGCTTACTAAGTTGAACTTGGCGAACGCCAAGCTTGTTTATCAAAACAAGGCTTTGAATAGCGCCTCCTTGAATGAGCGACAAAAAGAACAAATTGTCGAAGCTGTTCAATCTGCCAATTCTGTTGAAGAAGCGAGCATGATTTTTGAAACAATTCAAAACGCAGTGGGGGCCCCGAAAGATCATCGGATACGCCCACAGACACTTCGTGAAGCGGTTCAAAGACCTACGTCGCTTTTACTCAACTCTAAGAAAAACAACGAGGCAACATATGATCCTAAAATGGATCGTATGCTGCGTTTAGCAGGTTTGAATAAATGACATTCAATTATTACAATTATAAGGAGGTTATATAAATGTCTATTGTACAGAAATTAACAGAAGGCATCGTTAACCGTGATCTTTCTTCGGAAGGCTCTGCCCTCATTGCAAAATGGGAACAGACCGGTCTTCTGGAGGGTCTCGGTTCCGATGATTCTAAAAACGGTATGGCTCGATTGCTTGAAAATCAGGCAAAAGAGCTTCTCCGTGAGTCCAGTTCCATGGCCGCAGGCGGGGATGTTGAGGGCTTTGCAGCCGTCGCGTTCCCACTCGTCCGTCGTGTATTCGGCTCCTTGATCGCTAACGAACTTGTTAGTGTTCAGCCGATGAGTCTCCCCTCGGGACTTATCTTCTTCCTCGACTTCACCTATGGTGGTGTTGTAGAGGATACGACAACCGCTCGACTCGGATTCGAGGTTGGTAAATCAGTGTATGGTGGCGACGTTGTCGGTGCCCAGATCACTGGTGGTGTTGATCTAAGTGGTCACGATGGCGAAGATGCTGGTGGTGTGTATAACTTACGCAACGGCTACTCTTCTCCAACGGGATCGGCTGCGACAAGCCCCGCCTGCGACATCTCTGGTAACATTGATGGCGGCGGCGCTGTTGGTGACAACGCTCTCTCCAATGGCTGGACCTCAGCTATCGGCGGTGGCGGACTCACCGCACAGTACATCAGTGCTCAGATGCTGAAGTATGATCCTGATCTTACTTCGGGCTCTAGCTTTGCTGTTTTAACACAGGACCTTTCGTCCACACAGTTCAACTATGATGACCTTGTTGGCATCGATGCTCAGTGGACCACAGCGCTCAACCCTGACAATGACATTCAGATTATTCGTCGACTGTCTTCATTAAGTAAGTCCTCTGATCTGTCGACCACATCTGATGGTATCGTCCGTATCGTCGCTGTTGGTACTGGTTCGGCCGCACAGGTCGGCGCAGCACTTAATGCTGCAACGCTGACGTATCCCATCGTGGACAACTTCGGTGGCAACACTACAGGTAACCCAATTGGTGCGGTTCTGCCGGCTACCACGTGGGGACTTGAAGGTGCTGATAACATCCCCGAGATCGACATCAAGGTCGATTCCGTGGCTGTCACTGCAATGACCAAGAAGCTCAAGGCCAAGTGGACCCCAGAGTTAGGACAGGATCTTAACGCTTACCACAACCTTGACGCTGAGGTTGAGCTGACTCAGATTCTTTCTGAGCAGATTGCTCTTGAGATTGATCAGGAGATCCTTGAGGACCTCGTTAAGGGTTCGACGGCCGGAGTTCGCTTCTGGTCTCGCAACCCCGGCGATTTCCTTAATCGTACGACTGGCGCTGCCAACTCTTCGCCTGAGTTCACCGGTAACGTGTCTGAGTGGTATGAGACCCTCGTTGAGACTATCAACGATGTCTCCGCTCTGATTCACCGTAAGACTCTGCGTGGTGCTGCTAACTTTGTGGTGTGTTCACCTGAAGTTGCTAACTTGCTTGAGTTCACTGCTGGCTTCCGTGCCAACGTGACTGCTGATAGCGATCGTGGTGACATCGGTGCTGTTAAGGTCGGTTCGCTTTCGAAGAAGTTCGACGTTATGGTCGATCCTTACTTCCCGCGTAACATCATTTTGGTGGGACGTCGTGGTAGTAGTTTCCTCGAGAGTGGTTATGTGTATGCACCCTATGTGCCGCTGCAGACCACACCTACGATCTTCGGTGTTGAAGATTTCGTGCCCCGTAAGGGAGTCATGACTCGATACGCCAAGAAGATGGTTCGCCCGGATATGTATGGCTTAGTTGTCGTTAAGGCTCTGAACGAATAATATAACTGACGTAGGTTAAATTAATGAAAGCCCCGTCTCTTTTGAGGCGGGGCTTTCTATTTAGTAATGGACTAATCGAGGACCTCTTTAATGGCTATACCCAAACTTAACCCCGCATCTACTTCAAACTCTAACGTGTTGCCTGTCACGGGCAGTACAGACAACGTTGTCGCAACGCTACCGTTTGGAATCTATGCCGCATCTACTGCGTTTGTATCCGGCGCCGCAGACCAGGTATCCTATACTTACAAAAAGCTGGGAGGAGATGTCCTCGATATTGAAATGACTGAAGGGAATGTGTATGCGGCCTATGAAGAAGCGGTCTTAGAGTATTCCTATTTGGTAAATCTACATCAAACCAAAAACTCTCTTTCGAACTACCTTGGAGCAGCAACTGCATCGTTCGATCAGGACGGACAGATTATTTCCGGAGACTCACTATCCGGATCCAATGTTGAATTGAAGTATCCTAGGTTTAATTATGGGTACGTCCGTCGTATCTCAGAAGGACTGGCAACGGAAGCTGGATTCGGTGGGCTCACTCCCATTTACTCAGCCTCTATCAAGACAAACGCCGGCACCCAAGATTATGATCTACAGACTTTAATTTCTGGATCCTCCGCCCTTAGTGCTTCAGTTCCTTATTATGGAAAAGTAAAGGATAAAAGGGTAATCATTCGCAAAGTGTTCTTTAGGACACCACGCGCCATGTGGAGATTCTATGGATATTACGGAGGATTCTCCGTTGTTGGAAATATGAGGACTTACGGACAGTATGCAGATGATTCTACGTTCGAGATAATCCCAACATGGCAGAATAAGGCACAGGCCATGGCTTATGAGGATGCCTTATATACGCGCATTTCTCACTATTCTTATGAGATTAAAGACAACTGGCTAAGGATATTCCCAAACCCGGACTCCACAAGTCCCAGGAATTTTTGGATACAGTTTAGTATTGATCAAGAATACGAACCGTGGCAGGAAACCGGCCGCGGCTCAGATGGTGTTTCCGGCATCAATAACCTTAATACAGTACCTTTTAGTAATTTACCGTATGAGAGCATCAACTCTATTGGAAAGCAGTGGATCCGGCGCTTTGGACTAGCGTTAGCTAAGGAGATGCTCGGCCAGATCCGCGGAAAGTTTAGTACCGTTCCTATTCCCGGCGAAAGCGTAACTTTAAATGGGACAGAACTATTAAGCCAGGCCGCCGCCGAACAATCTTCTCTACGTGATGAATTGAAGGCAATACTGGATGAAATAACCTATGACAAGCTGGCAATTACTGACTCCTCTATGCAGGATGCAGCCGAAAAAGTGCTGGTCAATGTTCCCGCCGGCATTTACGTAGGATAGGAAGGGCTCATGTCACGCAGTAAACGTACACAAGCTCAAATTCAAGACAAGAAGGCTCAGGAGTATGATTATGTTGGGAATAAAGAAGTTGCGTCCCACTTGCATGAAATCGAATTGGCTGAGTCGACGTTGGAAACCATTGATGGAGCAATGCTTAACTTTATTAATGAAGATCTTGATCTTTCTGTCTCTCGAAATGATGGATTCGAAAAGGTCCCGGTCTTGTGGGTGAGCGCAGAGCGCGCCTATCAAATTAAACACAACAAAGATCTGAGAGACAGAGAAGAAACACTTGTCCTTCCATTAATTACTATAAATCGGTCTTCGGTTGTTAAAGAACCAGACTTTAGGGGGACAGCCTGGGCGAATATCTACCCTCAACCTGATGCAGCCGGCGGAACTATCACTCTAGCACGCACCATCAATCAAAAGAAGACGGCCGAATTTCAAAATGCGTATGCTAATCGAAAATACGGCACCGAAGGCAACGTCACAAGTAAAATGAAAAACTCCAATAAACGAAACATGTCGACTCAACGCGTTGTATATGAAACTATCACGATGCCGCTACCAGTATGGGTGAAAGTTACTTATGAAATCTCTTTACGCACCGAGTACCAGCAGCAGATGAACACTCTCATCACCCCCTTCTTTACTATTGCTGGCAACTCAAGGATGCCCAAGCGAATTGAAAATGAGGGGCATGCCTATGAGGTCTTCATTGATGGGAGCTTCAGTGATAATGCCAATAAAACCGATCTCGGGATGGCACAGCGCAACTATGAGACCATTATTACCGTAGAGGTCTTAGGATACCTAGTGTCCGCCGGGGAAAATCAGGAAAAACCGAAGATTGTCCGAAGGCAAAACCCCGTCGAATTTAAATTTTCCCGTGAAAGGACAATCGTGGGCGATATACCCCGTAATATTAAAGATGGATTTTTTAAACAATAGTTCTGTTAGGATAGTTTCAGACTATTTAACTTTGAAGAATTAGTTACTTGTGAGGAGACCGTAACACATGTCAGTAAAAAAATATAGGTTCGTATCACCCGGCGTTTTTGTCAACGAGATTGACAACACCCAGATCCCGGCGTCGCCAGCAGGAATGGGACCTCTGCTCATCGGCCGCGCCGAAAAAGGCCCTGCGCTGCGCCCCGTTACCGTAAACTCTTTCGAAGAATTCGTACAGATCTTTGGTACTCCGGCCCCCGGCGGCATCGCCTCCGGACGTGCCGGCGATGTATGGAGAAAAGGCAACGATAAGACCGCAGCCACTTATGGTATGTACGCGGCCCAGGCATATCTCAGAAACAGCTCCCCCATAACGTACATCCGTCTCCTTGGAGCACAGACCACCGCCGACGGCGGACCCGTTGCAGCCAGCGATGGTGAAGCCGGCTGGAACATGAACGCAGCATATGGACTTGTTGTATTTAATAGTGCTTCTAATAATCAGATCACGGGAGCGCTAGCCGCTATTTTCTATACCGACTCTGGTACCACTATCAACTTGAGTGGAAACCTTCAGACTAATCAAGGCGAGTCCGCATCCGGCCCCAGCGGCTCGAGCTATCGTTTCCAGGGCCCCAATGGCGTCGTGGGTAACGTCAACACCGCGAATCAATTTAAGATGGTAATTGAGAACTATAAGGGTACGTCCGATCTTACCACCACCTTTAACTTTACTGACACCGATTCGCGGTACATTCGTAAAGTATTCAACACCAACCCACAGATGACTAATTCGAGCCTCATGGGATCTGGTGAAACAAAGCTTAATTACTTCTTGGGTGAAACATTCGACCGGCATCTTAAGTCTAACATCACAAATGGTACAATGGCCGCGGTTGTGAGGCTTTACAACACAGGCTCTTCACTAGCCGGCTCCGACTTCAATGGTGGTCTAAATGGAGCACAGACACCCCCCATCATTAGTTGCCGCCTCGACCCAACCGACGAGCCGGTCGACCTCTTCACGGTTCATGCTCTCGAAGAGCCGGGCGACTGGACCAACCGAAACCTTAAGATCTCCATTCAGGATATCAAGCGTCCCGGGAACGACCAGGACGATTATGGAACCTTTTCGCTTGTTGTACGACAGCTAAACGATTCAGACAACGTTGTCCGGGTTATCGAGCAGTGGAATCAGTGCGATCTCAATCCTGAGTCGGCCAACTATGTTGCTCGCCGCGTCGGTGATATGTACCGCGAGTGGAACGAGGTTGAGCGCCGATACATTCAGCGTGGTAACTACCCTAGCAACTCTAACTACATTCGTATCCAGGCTGCAAGCATGGTTGATGGTGGATTGGCGAATGCGTCCCTTCTTCCCTTCGGCTTCCGCGGAATGGTCAAGTACGACGACGAAGAGATTAACGGGGCCCGCGGGACTCCTTATTCGACGGGCATGCAACAGGGGAATTGGGTTTCCTCTTCGATCTCCGAGCCGTCGATGGCGGCCATTACGGCTTTCTTCCCTCAAACGTCGGTGTACGTTCCCTTCATACTGGGCGACTCGCCCACCTCCGCCTCTGTTCTTTACCCTGCCCCCGAATTGCGCATCAGCGCATCGAGCGGAGACCTGAGCCATAACACTGACGCATTTTTCGGTTTCCAGACCTCTCAAGGCGCCGGAAGTACAGTTTTTGATCATTCGTCAATTGACCTGTGCCGTCCCCGCGGTGGCGAGATTGGGTCTATGTTCGCGACCGGAGATCAGATGGAACGTTCCGTAATGTTCAGTCTTGACGATGTTTGTGGCAATACCAATGGACTTGGCAACGGCGTCTGGATAAGTGGTTCCCACTCCTCCGCAAGCGCCGCCGCCAGCTTTACGTACCTCAGTGGTGCAGTAAGTGGTGTCCTCGACGCTGGCTTCGATCGTTTCACCGTTCCAATGTACGGCGGCTTCGACGGAGTGAACATTACAGAAATGGATCCGTTCAACAGCAGCACACGCGCCGCATGCATACCCACTACTGCTACTAACCTGACGAGTTACTCTTTCAACACATATAACCGTGTTATTGATGCGATCTCCGACCCTGAGGTTGTTGAAATGAATTTAGCGGCAGCTCCAGGACTTACAAATAGTGGACTTACCACAAAGCTCGTGCGCACTTGCGAAGATCGAGCCGACGCCCTAGCCGTTATTGATCTGCCCTTTGGTTATACACCCCGCGAAAGTTCTGTGGCTAGCAATCCCCGACAGAACACTGAAAGCACCATCCGAAACAACATTAATAATTTGCGGAATCGATCCCTGAATTCTTCTTACGGTTGTACTTTCTATCCATGGGTTCGAGCACGAGACACCATTAACGGTACTTTCGTGTGGGTCCCCCCGTCAGTCGCTGCAATTGGTACATTCTCCAGCTCGCAGCGCAAGACACAGGTTTGGTTTGCACCGGCCGGCTTCAACCGCGGCGGACTTTCTGAAGGCTCCGCCGGTATCCCGATTACGGATGTAGCCCACGCACTGCGACGCAAGGATCGCGACGATCTCTACGCGGCAAACATTAACCCGATTGCCAAGTTCCCTGCAGAGGGTATCGTGATCTTCGGACAGAAGACACTTCAGACTACCCCATCTGCACTGGACCGTATTAATGTTCGACGCCTTATGATCTTCGTGAAGAAGCGCATTTCGCAGATGGCTGCTACAATCTTGTTTGATCCGAACGTTCAAGTCACATGGTCTCGCTTCCTGAGTATGGTTAGACCTTTCTTGTCGAACGTGAAGTCCAACTTCGGTCTTTCGGACTACAAAGTTATCTTGGATGAGACCACTACAACTGCGGAACTGGTTGATCGAAACATCATGTATGCGCAGATTTTCTTGAAGCCGACAAGGGCCATTGAGTTCATCGCGATTGACTTTAATATCACGAGAACGGGCGCGTCGTTCGACGATTAGGAAATAAAAAATTAATCTAGGAGGTTTGTTCCTCCTAGACTATATAATATAAGGTTTAAAAGGAGACTTAATATCATGACATTTTGGAGTCAAGCATCATCGGAGCCGAAAAGACAACATAGATTTTTGCTGGAGTTGCCGCTGCTCGGCGCCGACAATAACACCCCCACGAGCAGAGTTTATCAACGCTATCTAGCAAAGACTGTCAGTAAACCTTCATACACCATAGGGGCGACAGAACACAAGTTCCTTGGTAATACATACCACTACCCGGGCGCCGTTACATGGGACGAAGTATCCTGCACGATTGTTAACGCTGTCGATCCGAACGGTGATGCAATGTTGTATAAAGCTCTTTATCAGTCCGGTTACTATGATCCGCAGGATCAGGAGGCCTTCTTCAACTCCTCGCCTACAGGGAAACCCGGTACTCCTAATAAGGCAAACGCCCTGGCGACCCTTGGTGAAGTAAAGATTATTGAACTTAATGGTGCTGGGTATGCAATTGATGAATGGCAGCTGAACAACGCCTGGATCTCAAGTGTTAAGTTTGGTGATCTAGACTATGCCGGCGAAGAATTACTTAATATTGAGATGACTTTCAGGTATGATTGGGCTACGTTCGGCCTCATCGGCGGTGCCGGCGAGGATGGACAGGCGGGTCTTTACAAGGACAAAGAAGCAATCCGGGCCCCGTCTTTTGGCCTCCAGCAACGCGGCGCGGAATAGCTCGGGTAAACCATAGCGCAGAAGCGCAGAAAGAAGGTGATTTGTGAGTAGAAGGAATAACTTGGAGCGCTCAGGCGCCGCAGACAAAGATGCGGCACCACCTCCAACAGCTGTTACACAGCAAGATGGGGGTGATATATTTTCATTTATAACCCCTACAGAATTTGTTGACCTCCCCAGTCAGGGGCTCCGATATCCAGAGCGACACCCTCTGCATAAGATAGCGACGATTGAAATTCGTCACATGACTGCTAAAGAAGAAGATATTTTAACTTCCGAGTCCTTGATTAAGAAGGGCATTGCTTTGGATAGACTGGTACAAGCAGTTGTCGTTGATAAAAGTATTAAGCCAGAAGATCTGTTGATTGGGGACAAGAATGCTGTCCTAATAGCAGCCCGAATAACTGGTTTTGGATCCCAGTATCATACAAGTCTTACTTGTCCGTCTTGTACAACAATAAACGAAACAACCTTAGACCTGGATGACCTCCAGAGTAAAGAACTCACTGATCTTCCTGAAAATGTTACCGCAACAGAAGAAGGAAATTATGTAATTACGCTTCCCGATTTTAATGATCTAGAAGTGGAAGTCAGATTGCTTACGGGCCATGATGAAAGATTCATTATGAAAAAAAGAGAAAAGCGCCGCAAGCTTAAACTCGCCGACACCAATGTTACAGATCAATTAACGGCCATTATTGCCAGAGTAAACGAGATTACCGACCCCGCATTGCTAGCGCAATTTTCAGAACAGGTTCCAACTCGAGTTTCTCGCGAAATTCGGAACACCTATGAAGAGCTAGTCCCGGACTTGGATATGACGTTTGGCTTTGAGTGCGATAATTGCGGCCACGTGGGTAAGGTGGGTATGCCTATTACGGCGGACTTTTTTTGGCCTGACATCTAAGTACCAAGAAGGTGTTTATGAAGAACTTTTTGTTCTAAAACACCATGGCGGCTGGTCTATTTTCGAGGCATACAACTTGCCTACCCAGCTGCGCAGATGGTTTGTTCAGCGCCTGATAAAAGAGTTCGAAAATCAGAACAAAGAAATGGAAAAAGCATCCAAGGCCAATAGTAGAAAAGGTTAGCTTTATAGAAAGCCGCTCGAAGGAGCGGCTTTTTTTATATTCTACTATTTATTGATGAGGTATATCTAATGGAAAAAATGGTAATAGACTTAAGTGTGGGCTCGACCTCGGGAAACCTAGAGGAAGGCGCAATTACTGCATTTGCAGCTGCCACACAGCAAATGCTTACACGAATGCTCCTTGCGGGCTTTGATGTACCGGTGAGTATACGAGGAACTCAAAAACAAATCGATGCATTTTTCGGCGCGCTAAAGGGAGAAAAGCGTTATATGACCTCATACATGAAGCACGGTCTAGGCGATAACCGCACCATGCAAAACCAGCATACCCTAAACCGTTCCATCGCGGCCTTCGAAAATGAAACTGGCTTAAAGTGGCCATTTAAAAACTAGGGTCGGGTGATGGAGGAAAAGCAACTTCTCGAAGCCATCCTCGCGGAACTTAAAAAATCAACCGCCGGCGACGGCCTCGGCGGCGCCCGCGGCCCTTCGATGGATATCGGCGCGGCCTCACCTCGCTTTGATCAAGGAAAAGCTCAGGCCCAGATCGACTTTGCCAAAGAACACAAGGCAGAGATGGACGCTCAGATCGCTGCGGGAAAAGAGCTCGACTGGGTGCAACGCCAGCAATATGACTCCATCACTGCAATAAGCGAGGCCAACGCGGAAAATGTCGGAGAAGTAAAAGGACTTATAACGAATTATGTAAAGCTGGGCGACGAGATGAAGAAGGGCTCGATGAAAGCCAAAAACGCGACGTCGCAGATGTTCAAGCTCTCTGGCGCAGCCAACACCCTTAACGAGTTAGTCCCCACTACTACGAAACAATGGATGTCTTTTGGTACTGAATTGGTTGAGGGTGCGAGGAGCGGCAAACTTTTTGTAGCCATGGCCGCAAAGCTCATCGGGACAATGATCAATATCGCGGTGGCAACGGATAAGGCGACAGCCAGCTTTGCTGCATACAGCGGCGTAGTAGGCAACGGCAATCATCTCACCAGCAAATACGGGCAAATACTGAGTAAAACGGAGCGCCAAGCTGCAGTCTTCGGTGCCACCCATGCCGATATCGCCGGCGTGCAGCAAGCGATGTTCGGTAATTATCAGAATTATACCAGCTTAAGTGGGGACCAAGCAATCGCGCTTGGAAAACAAACAGCTGCTTTGAAAAAACTCGGCGTCGCAGAGCAGCTCACCACTCAAATTTTCGATACTGCCACAAAATCATTAGGATACAATGACACCGAGCTGGTGGGGCTTACCCAAACTCTACACGACACTGCGGTCAGCATTGGAAAACCAACGGCACAGGTCGCCGCGGATTTCGCTGACGTTTCAAAGAAGCTTGCCTTCCACGGTACTAATGTTGTGGGAATTTTTCAGAACCTAGAGAAGCAATCTAAGGCGACGGGTCTCTCAGTCAGTGACCTAGTGGGAGTTTCAGGGGAAGCTTTTGATACATTTGATGGTGCCGCCGAAAAGGTGGGTCGCCTGAACGCAATACTGGGCGGACCATACCTTAATTCTATTGACATGTTGAATGCTTCTGAAGATGAACGTCTTGAGATGATCAATGCGTCCATGGATGCCAGCGGTCAAATGTTCTCTGAGTTAGGAAAGTACGAGCAGAAAGCAATCGCGTCTGCCCTAGGGGTAGAGGTTGATGTTGCACGTAGAATGTTTGGAAACCTCTCAGCTGCCGAAGAAATTCAAATCAGGAAGCAGGAAGAAGTCGCCGAGACCGCGCGCAAAGCACAAGAAGTAATGGACAAACTAAAGAACGCCTTTTATAGTTTAGTTGTGGCCGTCAACAAACTGTTCGCGCCTTTCACATGGGCAGTCGAGAAATTCTCTCAATTCACTGCATGGCTGAATGAAGGCGACAGCGCAGCCAAGAAGGCATTCAAGTGGATTCTTAATCTCACCGTCCTTTTTGGCGGACTCTGGGGATCGCTGAAGATGGCAGGTAAAGCTATCGCGAAGCCCGCGCAAGCCCTCCGTAAACTAGGCGTGCACATGCGCGTAGCCGGCGAATCCGGGGGCTTTCTTCATAAAACGGGAACGACTATCTTAAAACTTGGTCACCGCCTGGGGTCGATGGGAAGCGCGCTGCTTAAGCCATTTACTTTGATAGGAAAGGCATTTAGGCTGCTGCTTAAGCCGTTTACTTTGGTAGGAAAGGCATTTAGGGGAATTTTCCAGCTTTTTAGAGGAGGGTCGGCCGCCATGTCGGTCTTCATGTTATCCTTGCGCGCCGGCTTGGCCGCGGTTAAGACGGGCTTTGCTAGCTCAGGCGTCGGGATCCCCATATATCTTGCTATTGCTGCGGTCGAAACCCTGATCTTTAGTCTGAACAACTTGTGGGCCATTTTCAAGAGCGTTTTTAAGCTTATCGGAGGGATTGTCTCAGGCGACGGGGCCAAGATATCAGAAGCCTTTAATACCATTATGGAAAATATTGCTGAGATCTTCTATAAGGGTCTCAATGCTCTGACGTTTGGCCTTTTTGGGCTTATTGTTAAATGGGCCGGCGGCAAAGAGAAAATCTTAGAGATATTTAAGTCCCTCGCCACCAACGCTTTCATGCCTCTTATAATAGCCGTGAAAGTTGTGGGGTTGGTCTTCAAGGGGTTGTGGCTTGTTGCGAAGACCGTCTTTGGGGGAATTAAAAAACTTGTTGGCACTGTGATTTCAGCATTCAAGGGTGCCTTTGCACCCGTCATAGAAGCTTTTAAGGGAATCGGTGCCTCATTCGGGAAAGCGTGGGGCACCATCAAGGCGGCAATTCAACCGATTAAAGATGCGTTTGCTTCTATCGGCGCAGCATTCGCAAGCATGTTCGGCGGAGGCGGCGGCGGAGGCGGCTTTTTGGACGCGGTCTTTAGCGGCATAGAAGTGGCTTTTGGTTTTATAATGAAGGTGGTGTTGCTCCCCCTTAAGGCCGTCTTTGGACTTCTTGGTCTCGCCATTAAGGGTTTTGCAATACTGGTTCAAATTGCTCTAACCCCCATTGTATGGCTTTTTAAGGGCATCGGCCTCGCCATAGAAGTCATGGCCAAGATAATTAAATTTGCTCTGTCCCCTGTTGTAGCAATCTTCAAGTTCATCAAGTTCATTATAGAGGGAGTAGCGAAGACGTTCGAGTTCCTCGGCAAGGTGATAATGTCACCAGTTACTTTCATCCAGAAGATGTTCAACATGCTCCCAAAATGGATCGTCAAACGAGCCGTGAGCGTCCTGGGCATCGGTGGAGGTACCAGCGATGCGACTGCCGATGTACCAGGCGAAAAAGTCGACGATGTTATTATTACTGCCAGCGGAAAGCTAATTAAGCCACATCAGAAAGATACCATAATCGCCACCAAGCCAGGCGGAGTCCTGATGAAGAATCAAGAAAAACAACAAGAGGGGTTCAGCCAAATGTCGTCTATGGCCGGGAAGGTATTCGGCGCGAGTCCTCTTGGGATGCTCCTCAAGGCCGGCTCCGGAATGGCTGGAATGGCCGGGAAAGCGCTCGGAGGCGGACCGGACGGTGAACAAGGTCCTCCAAATGTAAAAGTAGATGTTAACGTTAAAATTGGTGAAAAACAATTAACCGACATCATTATAGAGGCGTTATCATCGCCGGAGGCTGGAAAGGCAATATCGCCTTTCTTAAACTAGAGGTATAAATATGTCAGCAATCAACGCAAACCCAAGCGACCCCGCACTCATTGCGGATCCATTTTTTCAAGTTCACATTACGCACTTACCGACAAACAACACCATTAGTTTTAAAGGGTGGGTAACAGAGTTCTCTGATGAGTTCACATCTACCTGGAATTCGGAAACCGTTTATGGACGTATGGATCCATTAGTAACTTTTCAAAATACTGGACGAGCTATTTCCCTTGGCTTCGATCTTCCTGCCGCAGACGGCAACGAGGCTGCAGCTAATCTTGCTAGATTAAATCGTCTCGCACAGTTTTTATATCCGATGTACTCAGAAGGACCCGACCGCACTATACAAAATACGCTACAAGGGGGCCCCCTCATAGGATTGAAGTGGACAAATATGATTGGAAATGCACAAAATGGTGAAAGACTTATTGGGTATTTAGGCGGCTTCACATATCAGCCTGATCTTAACGCCGGCTCATTTTTCTCAACAGGGACCTCCACCGATGTTGTAGACACCACTACCAACGACGACCGCCAAGAAGGCTATGAAACGAGGGATGTCTCGACTTCCTCTGAGCGCGTCCTTATCCCAAAACTGGTGAGTGTAAGCTTGAACTTTACGGTTTTACATACTCATTTAACCGGTTGGTATAAAGGCGGCGGCGGCGCTGGAGGGTATACTTTCGGAAACTCTGATGTAGATGCTAAGTTCCCCAGTGCTCATTTTGTAGTTAATTCTGAAACACAATCCCAGGAGTCTGATATTGGCGGAGGCGACGATGACAGTTATGAAAATGTGGGAGAAATACAGAAGAGTAAAGAGTCTGAGGTTCTTAATAAGGGGGGAGTTAAGTAATGCCAAAAAGATACGATAATCGAAGAATTCTTCTGAATAGGGAGCCTCTCTATGACAACTATTTTGAAGAGCGGCATGTCAAATCGATTCGTCAGTATAACTCTGCAACCATGAGGTACCCCACGGCAGCCGAACTAAGTCGTATCACACAGAAAAAGCATATTTGGGGCACTGGCGATCGTTACTATAAAGTTGCCATTGAAAACTATGGTTCAGCTCAGTATTGGTGGGTGATTGCCTTGTTCAATAAAAAGCCCACGGAAGCTGATATTAAGAATGGCGAAGTAATTTGGATTCCTTTGCCTTTAGAAAATATACTGAGACTGTATAATAAGGTTTAGTATATGTCAGTTGTTAGTTTCAATTGGGGCAACACCGCCTATTATAAAATCGACCAACGCGTGGGCATTATGTCAGCGGACGCCGCGGACGGTGGCTCTGGCATTCCCGCCACCCGAGCCCGGGCAAGACAGTTTGCTCTCTCGGACCTTGCTGGTCTGCGCGCGCCTAACTATCAGGGATCAGCTGACAACATATGGCATCCCGAAGAGCTGGAGATCGTGGAAGAGGACACCGGCGCCTTGGCCCAATCGACCGGCTACTATAATGTTACTTATCGCATCCCTAGGCTAGCTGCTGATGCGGCTTCTCAGCAGCCCCATGTCCTTAATAACGAACTCCGACCTGTGCCGATCCCCGAGCCCACCGGTGCAGACAACAAAGCTGCCATCGTGGCTAACTGCCCTGACCGCGCAGCATTCGCTATTCATGATGGTAAATACAAAGTTACTGTCGTAGTCGACAACGCAGACAGTTCTTCGCATAAGAAGGCGTGGGCAGCCGCATGCCTGCAGATGGCCAACGCCTTCGCTCCGGAACGCGCCCCCGGGAACCACGTGGAAGCTTTCCACGGCGACCCGGAGATTCCGAACGGCACATATGTGGGCACTCCCGGATCCCCCGGAGTCTTTATCGACGCAAACGACAACGCGCTGCTCTCCTCGTTTTCTGCGACCGGGATTCACGGCTTCGACGTCGCCGGCGGATCCTGCCGGTTGCCCGAAACCACAACGGACGGCAAGGGGTGGAGCCAAACAGGAAAGTATATTGCAACCTTCGCGGTTGGAGTGAACAATGTAATAACCGCAAATGTGATACCTGGAGACCCCGCGGCTGCAGCTGCAGGGGAAGACCCAAGCGAGACTGGACCAGCTGGAGAAGACCCAAGCGAGACTGGACCCGCCGGCGAAACCTCTCCGGACGCTCCCCCCTCCGCACCAGCAACTGCCAACCCTGACGCGCCGCCTGGTGTGGAAGAGAGCACAGGCAATTATATAATTACGGTTATAGTGCCGGAGGGTGAAGATCCAAAGGAAGCGGCAAAAGATCAGCTGGCGAAATATGTTACTGACTCCTCCCGTGCCCGGGCCTCTAACATCAACGTTGATGGTACCCTTGAACCGCTGAGTTCCGATCCGGCCGGCGGCAGCGGGGATGTTAACGGGAAAAAAATTCTTATCATGGGTGACAGTCAGTGGCACGGAACCGCGCTGGGTAAAGCCGTCAAGGAGAGCCTCGAGGCTAAAGGCGCCGAGGTTCGAACCTTGTGGAAATATGGCAAGGGAGCCGCAGTCGCTGCCAGCTACTGGGGGATCACAGTCAACAGCAGTACGGGCAACATCAGTGTAAGTTCTAGTGGATTGCTGGGATCCATGCTCAGCAGTTTCAGTCCCGAGATTGTTATTATAGGTTTGGGTGGTAATGATTCGTACGGATGGAACAATAAGAAGGAAAAATATAAAAAAGTATTAGAGGGGTGGATTACTGCCTTTAAGGACGCAGGAGTTGAAGAAGTTCGCTGGCTAGGTCCCTCCTATGCTACCAATCTAATGTCTAACGGACGGTCTTACGATACAATTCGTCAAAAGATCCGTGAACACCAGCAGGAATATCTGACCTCCTCCCCGGTCGCCGGGATACGAACTACTTGGACAGATACGGTCCCCCTCACCAGAGATCTCGAACGTAAAGATGATGGCGTCCACTATGTAAGAGGAGCGGCGGGTTATGAGGCGTGGGGAGAACTTATGACCTCCGAGTCCGGACCCCTCGGAGATTTGATGTCCGGTAGCGCTGCCGGCTCTACCCGCGTTCAATATGCAGTTCCAATCCAAAAGGTACAGGTAACGTCGAAGCCCCCCAAAGGAGGCACCGGATACGAACCACCACCAGCCGCGCCGCCTCCGGATGGCGAAGAGGAAGGCGACGACAGCACGAAGGCACCAGCAGAAATTAATTTAGAGCCCCTCGATTTCCAGTGTGTGTTGATGCAAAACATTCGTCAATTAGCAGCGAAGCATCAGTCTGTAGAATATCTTCATAACAAGCGACTTACTAGTGATAATCCGGGCAACGTGTTGTCTATCATTAATCATGGAAACATGACAGATGAAGTGAGAGAGTTGCTCAGCATGTGTCCCGAAATATATGGATCGCTAACTCCATTTCTTAAGATCTGGCGCGTAGAATATGACGATAAGGGCAACGTATTAAAGAATTCTGATGGAACCCCTAAAGAGAAGGAGTTACGAATTCCTAACTTTGTTTCTGAACATGATGTGGAAGATATTTTGGCCGGCCGACGGAGTAGAATTTCTGGTGCGGGGCTCAAAAGGTTTTCTTGGGAGCTAAAAGGTGTCCAGCCAGCCGAGGTGGATAACAACATCACGGCCAAGTTAGAAATCTATTTCCAATCAGTGGGAGATTTTTTTGGAGGAGCCGAGCAAGCCGGCGGAAACGTTCCTAACTTCTTAGATTTAATAATCAACTCCCCAGCCGTGCGAAAAGTAAAAGATAAAAGCGGCACGGGAAGCCAATCCCCCAGCGGCAAGCCGCGAAAATGCGGAGGCGGCGCAGCTGCCTCTAACCAATATGACGGAGCAAACTTTAGAATTAAAGTGTGTGCCGGGTGGGCTGCCCCGGAAGATATGGAAAGCATGTTCCCCACAATGCCGCCAGCTAAAATTAAGCTTCTGCGGGAAGCCGTCATGGCTTCGCGAGCTTCCTTGTTTTTGCAACAGGTGCGCCACAATATTCAATTTAATGAAAACGGCTCACTACTGTTAAGCATTGACTATCATGCGGCTCTGACCGGCATGCTCCGCGGCACCTCGGCCGATATATTTGCCGACGGCAAGCAAAAGGATGACATTAAAAAGCTTCGCGACGACAAGCGCAACAATGATCAAGAAGCCGCCGATGAAGATACCAGCGACGACAAGAAGAAGGAGCTCGACTCGGATACGGACGATTTGCTGAAAAAGATTGATAAACTTGAACAAGCCGATAAACTACAAAAGTATAGAATGCTTCTCAAAGGACTCTTTGCTAGTGATAAAGTTATGATTTTGGAACTCCCGGCCGCAGAGGTGTATACGAAGGGTATCGATGATATGACTCACGAAGAGAGAGTTAAATTTGCTCGTGAACGGCAGTCTTCGACGTATCTCTCTGGCGAGAAACTCCGAGGAGGCGCCTTCGAATCTTCAACTCTCGATGCCCTCTCCGACGAGGACGACCTCGAGGACGCGGCAAAAAAGGCCGACAAAGCTGGGTCAAAGAAGGCGAAGCAGGCGACGAAGAAAGTCAGAAAAGCGAAGAAGAAGGACACAGTTGAAATTCCGTTTATGTATCTGGGAGATATCCTTGATAATGTAATAAACCAAATTAGAACCAACAACGCCGCCCCCCTTAACTTTGCATTTTTTGTTTCTGAAGTAGAACTAATCGATCCCTTGGTAGCATATCAGGTTAAAGATTTTGCTGACTACGCGGCATGCGGAAACGTAAAAGATACTTATGTCTTAAATGCCATGGAAGCGGCCACTCCCGGTATTACGTTGAAGGGCTCCGAAGGACTCCTATTAGAGATAAATATTGGTGACATTCCTATCTCCTTGGATGCATTCCAGAAGTGGTTTACTGATAAGGTAATTAAAAAGAGTCTTGATCACTACTATTTTTTGAATTTCATCAAGGATATTAGCTCACAGCTTATTTCCAATTCTCTTAAATCTCGCTGTTTCGGTAAAAAATATAAATTTTTTCAACGATTTGATGCACAGCCAATAAACCTAGGCGGCGCCGCCGAGTTGAAGCCGAAGAAGCTTGTCTCGGACAAAAAGTTAGCTAGTTACAAGAGAAAGCTCACGTGCGAATCGTCTGCTGGCGAGAGCCTGCTGTCCATTGTATTGATGTCAACTGATACTAAACCAAAATCTTTACGAGGAGACTTTGAACAAGATTTAGAAAACGGTATTTATCATAACTACATTGGATCTTCGTGCGGACTGGTTAAAAAGATTAATTTTAATCGCGAAGATATGCCTTATATGCGGGAATCTAAAATACAAAAACAGGGCGCCCTAGGTGCTGCTCAGCTGAGAGAATTATATTCTGTGGACGTTGATCTAGTGGGAAACAATCTCTACCGCAACGGGTCTTACATCTATGTCAGCCCTCTTTTGCTGGATACGACCATGGCCGAATTAGAGTTTTTGGGTTTGCATGGATATTATATGGTGACTAGTGTAGGCTCTGAGGTGACCGAGACATCCTTCACCACAAAGATTAAGGCCCTCCACGAAGGGGTGAAATTCCAGACCACCAAGTTGGGGTCGACCACTCAACCAGCCGCAACCCCCGAGCCGTCGGATAATCCAGAAAAAGAAAAGGACGATCAGACCGCGCCCCCGCCGGCGACCACTGGCCCGTCGACTAATCCACCTGAGAGTGAATCGACTCCCCTCGAACAGATTAATGCTGGCTTGAAGGCGGCAGGGAAGCCACCAATCACCAAAGAGCAAGCGAAGGCTCTGCAGGGGCTGCTCTAAAAAGAGGCCGCATCGCTATATATTAATATGACTATAATCTTCAACCCCCGAGACCTCTTCAACCCACAGGGAAGCAATAGTCTTACATCATTGGGGATGTATTATCAGCGCCTTCTGTATAAAGAAGAAATATACCCTGATGATGTGACTGCGCCATTGGACACATGGTACGACAAAATGTTCTATGGACGAGTGGATCATAAGCAGAACACTATAGACCCCAAAGAATCGCGACTCAAAGCCGTCCCTGACTCTAAAGAAGTTTATGCTTTAAATTTTGTGGCGGATGCCTTTAAAGATTTTTCTAATCACATGAAGCAGGCAACAGCCATCGGCATTTGTGCGAAAGATGGCAACACCAGTATTACTAACCTTGTAGCTCACAAGGGGTATGAGCCCTTTGCCCAACTATATAATGAATTTTTAGGAGCCAGCTTTGAGGCATATGTGGGGAGTATCTCCCCGAATACTCCTAAAATTACTGATCTTGCCTCCTTTGCTAAACATTTTATTATTTTCCTTAAAAAAATTGCAGCCAACTTGCCGCTAACTTTGTGCAATTACACTCTTACAAATCATTTTAATACTTTTAATACGGGACTCTCGATTAGCATTGCTTCAAGCTTCGCACCAGGCGAAGACGCGCCAAAGTATACTGATTTTATCAATGATCCCAATTTTCATTTTTACGTCGCAGCTGCAAAAAAGTTTGGTTTTACTGTCAACAAGAATATGCCATGGATTCTGACCGCCGATCTTTTTACTGCCGCCAGCATGAAATATATTTCGCGTTACAAGGGATCGACAGGGGCGCCCATAACTGACCAAACCTTCTTTGATGTATTATATACTAAAGTGTGTTATAAAGATATTCACCGGTTGCGTCTGTTCATTAAAAATAGTTATGAAACCTTTATTGCTTACCATCCGTTTTATGAGGAGCGTGTAACATCTCACCACTGCAATCAGTTGGTGCTCAGCTCACATCGCCGACAACAGTTGTTGCCGGATATTACAACTATACTTACAGACAAATACATGATAGACTTGTATCTCGAATTACGAAGTCTTGAAGCAGGCAATCCTGTTCAAATTACTACCAAGCTAAAGACTGAGTTGGCAAATATATACAGGCTCAAGCCGGACGCATCCCTCACGGGGCTAGAAAACGCTATAGCGTATATTAACATGATATATCGCGATTACATCTACAGCGTGACATACCCTTCCATCAACGAATTTATAAAACTACTTGACAATAACGCCATGGCTGGTACAATATCTACAGTAGCTTCAATTGCGACTGAGCTGTATTAATTAAGGGGGAGAGTATGTTATTTCAGGTGTTGGATTCTAAGTCTGACTGTGTTGGGTATTTTGCCGACAATAGTATAACTTCGACATCCCAGCTCCCAGAGAGTGGCAGCACGTGGGAGTACTCCTCCCATCTTCCCGGTGAACACTACAAGATAGGACGCATCTACAGCCAAGGAGCGACGATTACAGACGTTTGTCCGGAAGATATGAGGGAGGACTGGGAAAAGATCAAGAAGACGCTTAGAGCGTGTCTCAAGTCCTTTAGAACCGCCCGTCTTTCATTGGATGAAAACTGCTTATATGATGCAGTGCCCGAATACTTCCTTTTTCAATACCTGGAGGCCAAGAATAAGATCACACAGCACGTGCTGGACACAATCCCCTGTCCAGCCAATTATGATTTTATGTATAATCTGGTTGAGATGCTCTCGGACATTCGTTCTCGCGAATTGAGTGTAAGTGTTGGACCCATTCGACATCTCCTGAGTTCTGTGCGAGGACTTAACTTCCATCGCACCCTCCAGACCGTGAAACACACGTGTGACTATAACCCATGGGGCACCGTCACGGGCCGCTTGTCCACAAATCCCAATAGCTTTCCTATTCTCACGATGAACAAGGAGTTCCGCGCGTGTATTAAACCAAAGAACGACTGGCTGGTGGAGCTTGACTTTAATGCAGCCGAGTTGAGGGTGTTGCTCGCCCTCGCTGGTGTAGAGCAACCAAAGAACGACATTCATAACTGGAATGTTGAGAACATTTTCGACGGCAAGCTGACCCGGGAAGAAGCCAAAGTGAAAACCTTCGCGTGGCTGTACTCTAGTAAGGAAAACAAGCAGTTAGAGAGTCTTTATAACAAGGATTTAGTACGAAATAAGTACTGGGATGGCTGTAAAATTGAGACAGATTATGGTAGAATAATAGAGAACGTAGACGAGCATCATGCTCTCAATTACGTCGTTCAAAGTACCACGATTGATATGGTGCATGAACAGGCTTACAAAATCTATGAGCTTTTGAAGGGGAGGAAGAGCCATATCGCATTTCTTATTCACGATGCAGTATATATCGACCTCGCCGACGAAGATCGAAATGAGTTGCTGAATTTGCTTGACACGTTCCAGAAGACAAGGTATGATGTATTCAAGGTTAATGTCTCCGCCGGAAGGAACCTCGGAGAAATGAAGGAACTCAAACTATGAAGAAGATCTATCAAAAGTTAATCAGGGATCGTATCCCTGGAGTGATTGCAGACGCAGGCAAGTCCTTTGCCACAAGAAAAGCATCAGAAACAGAGCTGATGGGCTACGCTATGAAGAAGCTTCAAGAGGAAGTGCAAGAATTTATCGAAGAACCCAGCGCAGAAGAGGCTGGCGACATTATGGAGATCTTTCATTTTATCTGCGATAAACTAGAGATCAAAGATCTTACGATTGAGGCCGAGCAGACCGCAAAGCGTGTTTCACGCGGCGGATTCGACAAGGGTCTCATTTTGGAGTGGGTTGAAGAGGAATGAAAGTAGTTGGTCTCGGCAACGCCGGCTGCAAGCTGGCCAAAGCATTTTCTAAATTTCCTCAATATGAGGCGATTAGTATCGATGTTCATAAGGATGCCACAATAACAATTAAAAAAAGAAACTCTCATGAGGAATACGACACACACTTTCCTAATCTAAAGAAGAAGCTACGTTTTTCTAACGAGGATGTGTTGGTGGTTACTGCCGGCGCGGGACAGATATCAGGAGGCATCCTTCGCCTCCTTGAACAACTAAAGAATAATAGAGTGTCATTGTTATACATTCAGTCAGACCTCTCGCTCATCAGCGAGGTCCAGAAGCGCCAAGATAAAATAGTAAAAAATATTTTACAAGAGTATGCTCGTAGTGGCCTCTTAGAAATGATATATCTAATAGATGATCTCCGAGTACAGCAGAGTATAGGAGAAATGTCTATCATTGGATACTATGATACCATCAATCAGGCGATTGTAAACACGCTTCATATGGTAAATATTTTCAAACATAGCGAGCCCATCATAGGCAATTTTATAAATCCATCGGAGATTAGTCGAATTGCTACATTTGGAGTAGCGAACCTGGATGAAGACGGCGCCCAAGAAAATTGGTTTTACCCCTTGACAAACGTTCGTGACATGGTATACTACTATGGTATTAATGAGGAAGACCTAAAGAATGATGGAACGCTTTTTCGGAAGATTACAGACTTCGTGAAGTCCAAAGCGACAAGCGGTGTTAGTGTATCGTACGGAATATATCAGACCACCTATGATCAGAAATATTGTTATTGCATTCAGTATTCATCTGTGGTACAATCATATACAGAACTAGACGATCAAGAGATTAGTTGATCGTACTTTAACCCAACTATAAGGAGATAAAAAATGGGTATTAACTTAGACAAGATGAGAGAAAAGCTCTCGTCACTACGCGGAGAAGGAAACTCCTCAAATGACACATTCTGGCGCCCCGAGGACGGGGACCAGACTATTCGAATCGTTCCGACAGCGGACGGAGACCCTTTCAAGGAAATGTGGTTTCACTACAATGTCGAAAAGGGCGGTTTCCTATGTCCCAAGCGAAACTACAGCGACGAGTGTCCTGTATGTGAGTTCGCCTCACAGTTGTGG